CGATGATTCTATTGGATGGTTTGAATGGTCTGCTGAACCCGGCGCTGCAATCGATGACAAAGAAGCCTGGTATCAAAGCAATCCCAGTTTAGGTCACACAGTCCATGAAGATAACATCAAAGACTCTTTATCAGATCGTGAGGACATATTTAGAACCGAAATCTTATGTCAGTTTGTTTCAATGATTAACCCGGTCATCTCGGAGGCAGAATGGAAAAAATGCAAGGATGACTCATTCAAGTTAGATCGTGAAAAGGATACTTGGATGGCTATCGATCTTAGTCCAGATAGAAAACACGCAAGTCTGGTCGCAGGTCAAAGAATTGATGGCGATCGCTTCATGGTGGCATTATTGCAGACTTGGTTCAACCCAGTTTCAATTGATGATAAACAAATGGCTAATGACATCGCTCCTTGGGTTCGAAAGTTCTCAGTTCATAATGTTGCTTATTCCAAATCAACGGCTGGAGCAGTTGCAGCTCGATTAGCGCCTGCCGGAATTCCAGTCTATGAAATAAATGCTCAGGATTATCAACAAAGTTGCGATGAGTTTGTTTCGGCTGTGTCTAGTGGTCGAATTGTGCATGAGGGGCAAGAGGAACTCGACAAACAAGTATTATCTGCCGTAAAGCTTCAAAGAGGCGATGGCGGTTGGGTTATGGGGCGTAAAGCATCTGGAATAATCTGTGGCGCAGTATCGGCTGCAATGGTTACACATTTTGCGACACGCGCAGAGACAGAAGTTGACATTCAGTTCGGATAGTGTCTAAAAGTTGGGCATATAGTGTATAGTATGTCCAATGGGAATTAAAGAATTTTTCTTGCCAAAATCTGCTCCTGCTCAAATCACAGTCGATGCAGCTTCAACACCAGCGCCATTCAACAACACGGCATCTTTTAATCCTTTTGTATTTACTCAGTCAGTTGCAAGCCGTCAACAAGCAATGGCGGTTCCAACTATCGCTCGAGCTCGTAACATTATCTGCTCAACACTTGCAGGTTTACCATTAGAAGTTTATTCAAAGTTAAATGGTTCTCATGTTGCAGCACCTTCAGTAATTAATCAACCCGATCCAAGAGTTCCGGGGTCTGCTATCTATGCATGGCTTGCAGAAGATATTTGGATGCATGGAGTCGGTTACGGTCAAGTCATGGAACAGTACGGTGACACAGGAAGAGTTCGTGCATGGACTCGCATCGCTCCCGATCGCGTAACTCCTAAATTAAATAATTTACAAACTGAAATCGTTGGCTATCAAGTCGATGGAAGTGTTGTACCTACGCAAGGCGTGGGCTCTCTCGTTGTATTCTATGGATTAGATGAAGGTTTACTAAATAGAGCAGGGCGCACAATCCGTGCAGCTCATGCGCTTGAACAGGCTGCTGAATCGTTTGCTAAAGAGCCAGTTCCTCTTCAAGTATTAAAATCTAACGGTACAAACCTTCCAGCAGAGCGCATTGCAAAACTTCTTGAATCATGGAGAACGGCAAGACTAAACAAATCTACTGCGTTTCTTAATGCAGATGTAGAGTTGCAAGCGCTGGGCATCGATCCTGCAAAACTACAGCTTAATGAAGCTCGTCAATATGTCGCGCTCGAATTGGCTCGCGCTTGCAACCTTCCCGCTTATTTCGTAAGCGCTGAAACAACAAGCATGACATACAGCAACGCTATTTCGGAGCGCAAAGCCCTTATTGACTTTTCTATAAAATTTATTTTAACAAGCATTGAACAAAGGCTTTCCATGCCAGATTTCGTGTCTAGTACAACTGAGGTTCGCTTCTCGTTAGACGAGTTCTTGCGTGGCGATCCATTACAACGCGCTCAAGTCTATGAAATCTTAAATCGCATCGGCGCAATGACTGTCGAGCAGATTAGAGAAGAAGAAGATTTGATCGACAACAAGGAGAACATCTAATGAAGATAACAATGCCAGTAACACTAACGGCAGCAGATGCAGAATCTCGCATTATTGCTGGTCGCATAGTTCAATGGAACGCAGAAGGCAATACTTCAGCGGGTCCAACAATGTTTGAACCAAACTCAATTGAATTTTCTAAAAACACAAAGTTAGTTCTCCAGCATGACCAAACACGCCCATTAGGCAAGCTCATGGAGTGGTCACAAGATGAAACAGGTATTACTGCATCTTTTAAAATCGCTAAGACAACAGCCGGTAACGATGCATTGGAAGAAGCTGCAACAGGGCTTCGTTCAGATTTTAGCGTTGGCGTAGATGTAGAAGAATGGGATAATAAAGGCGGCGTTATGGCAATTAGCGCATCGAAGCTAATAGAAGTCAGCTTAGTAACAGATGGCGCAATTCCCGGAGCTGAAGTTCAAAAGGTCGCTGCCGAAGAAAACAAAGTTTCTGAACCCGAAGTTCAGGATGAAACATCAAACACCACAGAAGGAGAACAAGTGTCAGACACTACCGTTCCAGAAGTCGCTCCTGCCGCAGAAACGGTAGAGGCTGCAAAAGTTGAAGTAAAAGCTGCAACAGCACCTTACACTTCAGTTACAGTTCGTAATCCAATCGTGGATAAGGCTTCTTATCTCGAGCATTCAGTCCGTGCCTCACTAGGCAATGAGACTTCAAAGATGTATGTTGCAGCAGCAGCAGACACAACAGACAACGCTGGTTTAATTCCAACTCGTCAGCTTACAGAAGTAATCAACGGCATCTCAAACGCAGATCGCCCAGTTATTGACTCAATCTCAACAGGAGCACTTCCTGATGCAGGAATGTCTTTTGAAATTCCAAAGATAACAGTTGCACCAACAGTTGCAGTAGCATCTGAAGGCGGAACACCATCAGAGACAGACCAGAATGCAGCGTTTGTTACTGTTAACGTTCAGAAATACATTGGACAGCAAACATTCTCACTAGAGCTTCTAGATCGCTCTTCACCAGCGTTCTTTGCTGAACTCGTACGCCAAATGGAATACGCATACGCAAAGGCTACAGATGAGGCAGTAAGAGTTGTTCTTGCTACAAATGGAACAGACGGCGGAAACCGCGCAGCACTTACAACAGGCGCTTTAGTAGCTGACTTGGTTTCAGATGCAGCAGTTTCAATCTACTCAAACACTTTGGGTTTTGCACAAAACATCATTGTGTCACCACAGCAATGGGGTGTACTAATGGGACTAGTCGATACTGCAAATCGTCCAATTTTCCAACAGACAATTAACCCACAAAATGCTGGCGGAACTTTGACAGCTACAGCCGTTCGTGGAAATCTTCTTGGTCTAAACCTTCGCGTATCTCGCACAATGTCAGGTGTTGGCGATAACTCAATTATTATCGTTAACCCAGATTCATATACATGGTACGAATCACCACGCTTATCACTTCAGACAAACCTTATCTCAACAGGTCAGGTTCAAGTTGGATACTACGGTTATGGTGCTATTGCAACAAAGCTTGCAGCAGGCGCATACCGTTACATGATCGCAGACTAATAACAAACTAATCATGGGGGGGCGGTTGCTCCCGATCGCTCCCCCAGCCGTTTAACGAGAGGAATTGGAAATGGCAACAATAGTCACACCAGCCGAATTACGCTCTGTGCTTGGCGTTTCCAATTCCCTCTACAATGACGCATATTTAACAGATGTAATAGATACGGCTGAGTCTGTAATTTTGCCAATGCTTGTTAAGTATTCAAGTCCAATCGATGTTGTAGCACTTCAAGATAACATCGCGACATATTATGTTTTAGGAGATAACAACTTTGGAGTGGGTCAGAGCGTAGTCGTCACAGGCGTAGGCTCCCCATTTAACGGCACTTTTACAATCCTAGAATCAAGCAACTTAGATTATGATTCATTTATTCTACGATCTAACTCACGCATATTTTTGGATGGTTCATACAGAGAATTTAACGGCTTCTTTACAGTAGCCATAACAAACGCTGATATTACAGAGCGCAAAGTAATCCCATCAGGCTTAGCAACTCTTTCAGGCGCTTCAACTTATGTTGGAAACGCAGCCGTAGAGTCAGCAGTTCTAGCAGTATCAGTAGAAGTATTCCAGAGCCGTATCGCTCCTGGTGGACAGATCGAAGGCATAGATTTTACTCAAGTAAGCCCATATAGATTAGGCCGGAGTCTTTTCAATAGAGTGTCAGGGCTATTAGGTCCATTTATTGATACTGATTCAATGGTGCAGTAATGCCCAACACAATTTTAGACACAATTAGACAGCCATTAGCAACAGCCTTTGCAAGCGTTGCAGGCAATGTCTATGCCTATGTTCCAGAAGCTCCAATGGTTCCTTTTGTAGTAATGGTTCCAGATTCACCTTATTTTGAATTAGAGACTCTGGGCAAATCCCAGATAAGAACTAAGATCAATATCGTTATATCTGTAGCGGTTGCCTATAATAGTAACCCTGCATCGCTTGACAATCTCGAGCAGCTAGTAATAAGCGTTCTGAAGGTAATCCCAGCCGGGTATGCAGTCGGAACGGTTGACAAACCAACGGTTACTCAAGTGGGGCCATCTAATGTTTTAGTGGCTGACATAAGAGTATCCACCTACTACACACAAACAAACTAAAGGAAGAAAATATGGCTACCACAGTAATTACTGGTCGGGATGTTACCTTTACCATTGGTGGTAACAATTTCGATGCACAGGCAACATCAGCAACGCTTATCGGCGAAATGACTCGCGAAACCTATCAAACACTTGATGGAAAATCTTTCAAAGTGACAGATAACAATTTCACATTCAATGTTGAAATGTTGGCAGACTGGGGCGCAACTGGTTCTCTTTGTGAGATTCTATGGGGCGTGTCAGAGTCAGCACCAAACACAGGCATTGCAACAGTATTCACAGCAGCATCAGGCGCAGTATTCAGTTTCCAAGTATTGCCATCATGGCCATCAGCAGGCGGAACTGCACCAGATGCACAGACTGTATCTCTAACATTCCAGGTTATCGGAATACCAGCAGAAGCATTTTAATCAATAGAAACGGGAGCAAACAATGCAACAAAATATAACAATTAAATATAATGACGGGTCTGAAGATACTTACTTAGTCAGACCACCAGACTATGCCAAGTGGGAGATGACAACTAAAAAGGTTATCTCTAACTTTGGTGGTATGTGGGATATCTTATTTGTAGCACATTCAGCAATGAAGCGTGATGCAGGTGGAAAGCCAACAAAGCCATTAGAGATTTGGATGGAGACGGTGGCAGATGTCGAGGTGGGAAGTGATGACCCAAAAGCCATCCAAGAGGAAGCGTAAGCCGACTCTTAGTTGAACTGTCAATAGCAACTCACATTCCAATGTCAGAGTGGCAATCGGCAGAAGATATTTTAACAGCGATTGAAATACTGGAAGCGAGGAATCGTGGCTGAACAAACAGCTTTCGATAAAACTGAGCTTCGTGCCGTATTCAAGGCGTTAAAAAACATGGATGAGCAGGCAACGGAAGAAGCCAAACGCCAGTCCGGGGCTTTAGCAGAGTACGCTCGCAAAGAGGTGATTGGTACTGCATCGAGCATTAACTCTCGGGCAGTTGCCAGTCGCATTGCAGAAGGTTCTCGCGTTAAAAAGTCATCTCGGATCGGTGAGATTACTTATGGATTCGCAGCTCAGAAATTTAGCGGTGGTGCAACTACCAAAGATATCTGGGGCGGTTCAGAGTTTGGATCTAACAAGTTTAGGCAGTTCCCAGTTTGGTCAGGGCGTGAAGGTCGCGGTTCTAAGGGTTGGTTTATCTATCCAACGCTTCGCAAAATTCAGCCTTACATCGTAGCTGAGTGGACTAAATCGTTTGATAAGATTTTGAAGGAGTGGACATAATGGCTGGAACAAGTAGAGCCTTAACTCTTAAACTCCTTGCTGATATAGATAACTTCACCAAGAATATAAACAAGGCTGATAATGAAGTTGTAACTTTCGGCGATAAGATTACAAAGTTTGGCAAGGTCGCTGGCGCTGCATTCTTAGCTGCTGGCGTTGCTGCTGCCGCTTATGCTGGCAAGTTAGCGATCGATGGCGTTAAGTCTGCCATTGAAGATGAAGCTGCTCAGGCTAAGTTAGCGGCTACTCTTAGAAATGTTACTGGGGCTACAGATGCCCAGATTGCAGCAACAGAGGACTATGTTCTCAAGCAATCTTTGCTATTTGGTATTACGGACGATCAGCTTCGTCCATCGCTAGATCGGTTGACTCGGGCAACTGGGGATGTCACTAAGGCACAGAAGTTACAATCCATTGCAATAGATAT